CTTTTCGGTCCAAAACTTTTCCGGGAACCCTTCCGGACGCGCGACTGCCTCGCCCTTTTCTGGTGCCGGTTCATCATGCAGCGGGATAGAACCCTGATCTTGTGTCGCCTCTGCCGCCGGTTGGCCGCTCACATTGATCAGCGGGCCGTCAGCTTGTTGCGTTTCACTCATTTGATTGCTCCACTCGTTTTTCAATTGTGCGAACGATTTCGCATCTTCCGGCCCGGACATATCCAAAGCTCGGATCTTCACCGGCGACGAACACCGGTTGATCAACTGTCATCTGGCGCAGATGGGCAAGAACCCTCTGGCCTTCCGACGTTTTGAACACCTTGCCATAAAGCAAGGTGAGCTCATCAATCTGTTTCGGATCTACGTTGCCACTGAGCGCGTCCCACCCATCACTCATTGCATTGCCCCTTCTGCCGGCGCGCCCTGTTCAGCCATCTGCGCCTGCTGTGCCTGCTGCTGCATCGCCTGCAAGAACTGCATTTGCTCCTCACCGGTTGCCAGGATCTTGCTATCGATGCCCATGCGATTGGCCACGAACTCCAAGAGACGCTGGATCGAAACAGTTGCCGCGCCCTGGACGCCCATCGACATTGCAATCTGGGCATACTGCATCGCGTCATTGACCTCTTGCAGCTTCTGAGCCTGGGCCAGGGGCGAAACCGGCCCGACCTTTACCTCTTGGCCGTTGACGCGCAGCGGCAGATCGATCAGTCCCTGGCTGTCCATCACATACAAGATCCGCGTCACGATCGGGATCATCGTCTCATTGATCAATCGACCGAAAGCAGAGCCCAGGTTTGTGGCCAGCTCCCGAGTACGCTCTGCGATTTCCGTTGCCGATCGCGCCGACATGTTGTCCGGTGGCAGCGTATCATCCATCAAAACCTTTTTGATGTTCATCCGGAGATCATTGATCACGATCTGAGACACGTTAAAGTCACTGGCCCGCGCCAATGGTATCAGGCTGGGGCCCTGGGGCCCGCCGTTCCTGGCGACCGAGATGATCGCACCAGGCTTGATCTGGACGTTTTGCGGGTTCAAGATGCCATCATCGGCCGCCGTATAAACACCGGCCACCGCGATCGACGCATTGCGCAGCACAAGCTCGATCGTTTTATTCAGCGTCTTGATATCCGCAATCGCCGTCACCAGCGGGCCCCGGCCATAGATTTCTCCGCTTGCCTTCATGTACCGCGCGACAACAAACGGGTTTGATCGCATCGTGCGATACACCAGCTCTTGCTGGGTCTGCGGCCAGATCACATGGTAGCAGAACAGCGCGCGGTCCGTATCATAGATCACCGCATCGATCAGGTCGATTTCCTTAGCCGGGCTGCGATCAATCACGTCTTGGAGCTGCTGAGAGATCTGCGCGTCTGGATATTCCTGGGGAATCGCCTCGGCCTTGAGGCGCAGCTTTCGGAATACGTTGTCGATGTTGCCATACGGCCCCTCTTCAAACGCAACCAGGTACTGCGGCACCGGCGTAAACCGGATCGGCGTTGATTCATCGCCAGGCATGATCATCATCACGGCCGTTCCGACAGCGAGATCTAGCAGAAACTCCCCCATGGCTAGGTCGAAATTCGTCTGGTGCATCGTGTCGAACATGATCTCGGTGTAGGCATCAAGCGCGCTCTGGGCATCTGCCTTGCGATCATCGGGGATTCTGCTGCCGGCCTCGAGACGGCACCATTTTTTATAGGGCGGGAAAAGACCAGCCTGGATTCGGTTCGCAAATCGCTGAGTTGCGTGGATCGCGGTCGAGTCGAACACGTTGGTCATCTTGTTCTGACCAGCGACCCCGCCCTCATAGTATCCGTTGTAGAGATTGCGCTGCGGCAAAGCGAACTTGTAGCAATCCTCATAGACGGACCGCCATTCGTCTTTGCGCGCCTGGGCCTTGGCCTCGCGCTCCATGATTTGCTTTGGGTTGAGCCTAGCCATCGCGCTTGTTCTCCAATCTCTTGCTTATGTTTCGCGCCTTTTCACGCGCATCGGCTTTGCTACTCGCGCCCCAAGCCTGAAGGGAGAGGAGAAGGCGGGTCGGCCGCCCTTTCGAATCTCGCTCCGGGCCAGAATTGCCGGCCATTCTCGCAAGGAAGGAAGCGCGCCTGGGATTGTCACCAGACTTTACTGGCGGCTTCAGATTCGCGCCTTCCGTGCGGCGGTAATACTCACGCCCCGCTGCGTTCAGGCCGCCCTTTGGGTTCTGATGCTGCTTTGCCGGCATTGCCCTCGATCCTTTTCATCGTGCCATAGACGTATGCGTCACGCCTTGCGCCGCTTAGGCCCTGGCGGTTTGCGGTCAGAAGCAGCTTTCGGTGCAGTTTTTTTGGCAACGGGCATCTCCTGTACCGGCGCGGGCTCTGGCGCAGCGCGCGTGTGAACGCGGGGATCTTCCTTGATCCTGGTCATAAGTACGTTCCACCCGAAGACCCCAACGTATTCTGGGTCGTGCCCTGCTGGCGCGCCGGAGAGAACAACAGGCGCAAACCGCCGGTCCGCATCACGCGCATACGCGCTGAGGCTTGCTGGGCCTCTTGCTGCTCAGCGGCTACGGCGCGCTGTTCAGCTCGATCTTGGGCCGCTGTTACTTCTGGAGACGGCGGGGGCGGTCTTGAAACCATGATCCGATATCCTTGACATGAGGGCGCATGACGCGCCGGGTGATCCGAAATTGCGCATAATACCTTCTACCTCAAAACCTAGTGACTTGGCAAACCTCAATGCAATATCGTTATCAACCATTACACCGATCTGGATCCGGCAAAAGCCCTTGTTCTCCAGCAAATCATCGAACAATTTGCGGGCGCAACGCACAAGGGATATCGAATACCTGTTGATGTCCTTGCTTGGGAGAAGCCACGCCTCACCCACATGCCGCGTCATGGTCCGGATTCCAAAGCTCAGAAGCACCTTGCCGCGATGCACCGCCGTCCAGCTCGCACCAGGATCAACCATCCGCTCAATGTTATCCAAAAACTCAGGATCCCAGCGCGACCAGGAGAGCTCTGGCTCGCGCATCTCGACCTGGCGCAAATGTTTCCCGTGAAACTTTATGATCGCCACGCCGTCCGGTGTCTTTAAGATCGGCAGCTCCAGCATCAGAATATATCAAAGTCCATCTTGGCCGTCGAAGTGCCAACCGCAACACCCTGGCCCACGCCACGGCCCCGCAAGCGCCGCTGCTCGCCACCGCCCAGGCACATATACCCAAACGCATCGCCAACGTGGCTGTGCTCGTTCTTCACCGGCGCATCTTTGAACCGCTCCTGCCCCGCGCCAAGGCTCTGACGCTTGAAGAAATACCCGCCAGACAGCGATTTGCGCACCCGCATACACCGCTTGTGCACCAAAAGCCCTGGCCGGCCGCCAATCAGCCGGTTCATTGGCCCGGCACCAGCCTCGCGGCGCACCTGGAAAGCGTTGCTCTCGGTCGGTTGCGCCTTGAGACCCAGCGATCGAAGGTGATCGAAGGCCGTAACCTCATAAATCTCGTCGCGCTTCATACCCGCCGGGTCGCCCCAGATCAGGATCTCCTGCTTAGAGAACCGCTGGGCAAGGTGGCTCAGCAATTCCTGGCCAAACCGCTCAAGCCCCATGTTAAACGTCACCAGCTCGTCCACAATCCGCCAGGCACCGCCCGCCGTTCTCTGGCCAAACACCGCCGCCGGCGTCAAACCGAAGTCAATCCCGATATGAACCGCATATTCCGGGTCGATCTCGAACTCATCGCTCATCAGCTCGTCGTCATACTCGGGCCAGACCGGCCTGCCCTCCTGGACAAACGTAAACTTGGCCTCGGCATAGCACCGGATCCAATCCGCGTTCTTGCCGCCCAGCATCTGAGGGTAATATCCAGGCGGAAGGTTGTGCAGATTCTCCGCCTTCGGGTTAATCTGCCACCACCGCTGCGCCGCATAGGTAAAACCCTGCGCTTCAGGCTGCTCAGGCACCTTGGCGGGATCCACCTGGATCACACCGCCCGGCTGGCGAAAGAAATTCCAGGGATACTTGCCCTTGATCGGCTCTTTCTCAGACAGATTGTGCCACCAGTGATCGCTATCCGGTGGGTTCGTATCCATCCAGATCCCGTACCAGGTCGGCCCGCCATCGCTTTTCGTCGGATATCGGCCCACACGGTGCGTCAAGCCATCGATCACAGCCTTCGGCAGCTCGCGCGCCTCGTTACACCAGGCACCCGTCAGCTCCAAAGACAGCAATTTGCGCACATCTTGAGGCGTAGAAAGCGCCATGAAGATCACTTCGCAGTCAATCCCAGGCGCATCACCACGCGACGGCAGCTTCAAATGGTGCGTGATCGGCGGTTGCCACCGCATCGAGCCCCAAATGTCCTCGGGAAACAGCTCCTGCCACGTCTTGATCGTCGTCGTCCGAAGCTCCGGATAAGTATTCCGAACAACCACAAAACGCGAATACCGGATCCCGTCCCTGGGCGAAGGCTTTTGCTGCACCGCCTTCAACATAATCTCAGCCGCACACGCATATGACTTGCCAGATCCAACCGGACCCATCAGCCCGCGCACAAACCCAGGATCATGCAGAAACTTCCACACCACCGGGGACCGCGAAAAATCAAGATTCAGACTCGGAACATCCGTCATTCTCGCCCCACCCGATTAACCACCAATGCCACGCAAAATCACCAGATCAGGACGAACATGACCCGCCATCATCTCCCGGATCTTGTCCTCCGGCCGGCCAAACCGATACGCAATCTCACGCGGCGATAACCTCGACGCCAAAATCGCGCGGTTAAAC